AAGGTTTTGGATAGGAAAAGCAGGATGTAAGTTAGGGTATAAAGATGAGATTTCAGTGTTCGGTTTTGAAGGAATAAATAAAATTTCTTCACATTTTGCTTTACAAACTTAGGGAATACGCGGTATTCTCTTTAGTAGCTTGTAGAGTTAATATTCCTCGATAGCTCAATGGTAGAGCACTCGGCTGTTAACCGAGTTGTTGTAGGTTCGAGCCCTACTCGGGGAGTTTTTTTATCAGATACATTAGATACGCCAAGCGGCGATAACACGCGGCTCCATGGTCAAGCGGTTAAGACATCGCCCTTTCACGGCGGTAACACGGGTTCGATTCCCGTTGGAGTCATTTTAATTAAATATGGCGCAGTAGCCAAGTGGTAAGGCAATGGTCTGCAACACCAGTATCCACCGGTTCAAATCCGGTCTGCGCCTCTCAGGATGGCCTCGGAAACTTATTGTTTTTGGGGTTTTTTCTTGTCCAGAAACAACTCTGTATAACAAACCTATATATCGCTGAAACCTGCGTAAAATCAAGGGTTACAGGGATTCCTCTATGCTTCAAAATAGCTATTCTCATACCACTCTATCAATAAAATACCTTTCAAAGCTCTTTTCATTGTAATATTTTGCATTATTCAGTTTTTCTTAGAAAGCTCCGTTAGAAACCGTTTCAAAACGAATAAAATCACCTCATAAGGTGGTAAAATGGTGGAAGGGCAATGGTCTAATCAGGTGGTATTAAAAAAATAATCCTGAGACCAAATTCCTTTCAAGCTTTTCGTGATAAATTAGTTTCTAAAGAGAAGCAACAAGATCATATTTATTATCTTCATCTGGATGCAGATAAGTCTTTATGATGACCTTGTAATCATCGCCCATGATAGCAGCTACTGTTTTGATATCTCTCAGATTTTTTGTTTTCTCAAGCAGTTTTGTTGCAAAGGTATGTCTGAGGGAATGAGTACCGTAGTGCTGCATATTGCAGACTTTTAATATACGATCAAAAGTATCCTGCATATGTCGGGCGGTAGGTAGATTTCCCGTATCCGTAGTTAAGATGAAATCACTACGTACAAGATTCCTTTCCGTATAGGTCATGTCCATAATTTTAAGGCAATGAAGCGCCTCTGGATTTAATGGAATATTTCTTACACTTCGAGGATATTTTGGTGGCGTTACGATATGTACATATTTTCTGTTAATTTTCGGATCCCGATTTTTTACACGGCTTATTGTTTCGGAGATATGGAGATAGGGATGATTGTTTTTATCTACCATGATTCCATTTTTGGAGATCGTTATCAGCTCTCCCTCTCGTACTCCGGTATTTAGAGCAAATACAAGTGCAGGCCCAAAGCGATAATTTAATTTCCCGGCAGAGTTTCTTGATAAAGCTATTTTTTTGAACAACTCAAGATCCTCTGTAGGTAAAATTTCAATCTTTTTGGTCTTAACAGCAACAGAATCTTCACTTGGTAACTCTACGGTTTTCATCGGGTTATAGTCTTTTGGAAAATCACCGTCGTCCAGCCCGTAAGTTATTAGTGCTGAAAAAAATTCGTAGCACTTTTTAATAGTCGAATAGCTGTACTTATCCTGCAGATCATCAATGAAATCCTGAATATCTTTACCGGTAAGGTTACACATCAGTATTTTTACAATAGGATTATCATGTATCTGATTTTCATAGGTTGCTTCGATTCTGTCATAGGTTGCCTGTTTAATGGTTCCACGCTTTACCTGCTTACTTTTGTAGTTAAGAAATTTAACTGCATATTCTTCAAGAGGTAGCAGATGGTTTACAATATTGCCTGAAAGAACCAGGAATTTGTATTCATCCATTTTGGCTTGTGCTTCAGCCATCGTTTTGCCACTAAATTCTTTTGGCGGGAATCCTTTTCTCTTATACCGTGCTATCCACCTACCTTTCTTGTTTTGAAATATTGTACCGTCACCTTTGGCACGCCTGGTTACACAGGCTGTTTCATTCGACATTCAAGTTCGCTCCTTTCGAGTGAAAAGAACTTTCCTTAAAATACCAAATGAACAGTAAATGTAGTTGCATTATATTACATGAAAAGTTCTTTGACAACGCATCTTTGTCTAGAAAAACAACTCTTTACCCACGTTTTTGTTTAGAAAATCTTGAATTGCTGTTTTAGAAGTAAAGTAATCTCGCCCGATTTTGGTAACGGGGAGTAGTCTGCTCTGCAACAATTCACGGGTTTTGGTTTTGCCAATTCCCAACATATTTCCAATTTCTTCTACGGAATATTTCCGAAAGTCATCATATTTAGATAAATTTGTATTTGTTTTTCCCATAGTAGTTCCTCATTTAAAAATTTTGCGTGTGAATAATACGCATATCTTCCGCCACCGGTTCCTGTGCCCTTCTAGGCCACGTAGTATGGCTGCACTGTGTGCATTTAGTCTATCCGCAGATACATTCAGCACGAATAGCACCCGTATACATGGCGGTATATGCTCTTCAGTTATCATAGAGCGATGATCTTTGATTTAAGATCACTTGTTGAGTAAAGACAGAGGATAATGAAAAAACACTGAAAAAATTTGTTATATTCAGCGACAAATGAAAAGTAGGTTGACAGATTTTCGTCAGATATGCTATTCTCAGCTTGTAATTGATTTTTGTGCGTTCCAGAGGTAAGGGAGGAAGAGCACACGTTGTTAAGTTCGTAGATAAGTGTCAAGAAGTGCTGTCTTAAAAAGTGGCATTTTTTTGGCACTTTTTTTATTCCTGTTGGAAAAGAAAAATTCATAATAAGTGGGCAATACCACACACAGTTTAGGAATGGAGCCTTTGTGCAACCATTCCTTTTTTGTTGCCAGAAATTGCCCATATAAGGGCTTAATCCGCATTGCGGCTGGATAAATAACAAATAACCTCAAATGAGGAGAAGAAAGGAAGGAAAACAAATGAATGAAGCAAGAGTATTTGAAGACAACTACAGCGGTGTCTTCAGGGAACAGGAGGATTTCTTTTCGTGTTTACATGAAATCTTAGGAAATTCGTTCTGGAAACGACAGAAGGTCAGAGACTTGCGATTAGTTCCAATAACTGCAGGTAGCAAACTGGAAAAAGAATTACGCAGTCAGTATGCAAATGATGGCATTGACGATGGCATCATTACGGATACGATTGCAAACACAGAACTAATGTTAAAGTATCGTGGAAAAGTGATACCGGTTAGGGACTGTGCCATCAAGAGCATTCTGGATCGTGCAGGTATCCAAGGAAGCGGCCTTCGCAGAGTGGAGAGAAACGTCTATGCCAGGATCTTAAACGACGTACTGAAAGTCACAAAGGGAGAGGCATTACTCCGAATCAGCGAGGGCAAGGTATCCGCAGTTTTAAGTGGAGACTGTAATGATTATGCCATTCTGGATATGGAGGAAATCTTTCTTCACACAGTGAAATATTTGCAGGAAACATTTGAAGGCTGCAGATATATGGCAGGCTTCTATGAGCATGACATGGTATCCGCCATGTGGAGCATTGATGAGTCAGGTTTGTTATCGGCATACAGCAAGGAACTTTCGCTGCTGGGTAAGACTGCGGAAGACTTGATTCCTATGGTGCGAATCACCACTTCGGATACCGGAACCTGTGGAGCCAATATATATCCCATGTTGTTAAATGTGAAGGATGGAAAAAGTGTCAACCTGGGATCTCCATTAAAGCTTATCCATAAAAACGGAAGCACGATGGATGATTATGATGCACAGCTCAAACAGCTCTATGCAAAGTATCAGATTGCTATCGGAAAGCTCACAGAGCTTCTGGGAGTGAGGATCGCCAATCCGGTGAACTGCATGACAGAGGTAATGGCGAAGCTTGCCATACCTAAGAAGTACCAGGCAGAGGCGCTGGAGTTATTTAAGGCGCAGTATAATGTCTGGTCTTGTACGGCACATGATATCTATTTTGCGATTTCAGAGATTCTTTTTATGCTGGAATGTGAAGGAGCTTCAGGAAGTCGTATTGCAAAGATGGAAGAGCAGATAGCGAGAGCATTATCGCTGAACTGGGGAGACTATGATTTCCCGGAAATGTAGATGAAAACAAAGGAGAATGGACAGATGGAAGAATTTAGAAAGAAACTAATGGAAGAATTAAATAGAAATCTGGGTAAAGGATATGAGTTATGGGTTACAGATGTAAATAAGAATAACGGAACTATTTTACATGGCATTTCAATTTTGAAAGACGGTGAAATAGGAGGCCCTACTATCTATGTAGACAATCTCTATCAGACATTTGGGGGAACCAGTGAAGAAGTAGAGAAGATGGTACATGACATTCTGGCTGATATCAGAGCCTGCTTTGAAACCGACAATGAGGAAATTTGTAAAAATGTCTGTGAATATGATAGGGCGAAGGAACATCTGAAAGTTGCGTTGTGTAATTATGAGGCAAACAAAGAAACCTTATCCTACAGACCACATAAACGGATACTTGATCTGGCTGTCATTGCTTTTGTCAGTAATAATGAGGTGCCTTTGGGAAGACTTGGCATCATAGACGTGTCAGACAGATTATTGAAAATCTGGGGAGTTTCCAAAGAGGAAATGTTTGCTACTGCCTTAAAGAACACGATGAACGATGCGTTCTGCTGCAAATTGAGCGATCTGTTAGCACAACAAGATGACTTCCAGCTTCCTCCGGGAGTGGAGATTCCAATGTATATTCTGACAACGAACTACAGAACTCGGGGTGCTAGTATGCTTTTAAATGGATTAGCACTGAATCAGATAGCGGAGGAATTAAACAGTAATTTGTTTATCTACCCATCCAGTATCCATGAAGTACTGATATTACCGGATGAAGGTACAAGAAAACAGAGAAGAATGCAGAAAGAAATGGTGGAAGAGGTAAATGAAAGCGACGTTCCTCCAGAGGAGAGACTTTCCAACAGCGTTTATTATTTTGATCGTGAGAAACAAGAGGTAACCATAGATTACCTGGGAAAGCCTCTCAGCGCATTGAATAAATAGTAACAGAATGAAACATAGAGCAGTGGCAGAAGAGAGAAGGGAAACCTTCTCTTTTTCTGTCGCATGGAAGGAGAAAGAATATGAGCCTTAACTTAAATTACAAACCAGAGTCAGTAGTAGACATTTCCAAATTATCGAGAGAGGAATGGTTAGATTACCGCAGAAAAGGAATCGGTGGCAGCGATGCTGCAGCAATCATGGGAGTCTCACCGTTTGCAACCAAAAGAGATCTCTTTTATGACAAAACAGGTATCCGTCCGGTTTTGCAGGAAAATGAGGATAACTGGGTAGCAAAGGAAGTAGGACACAGACTGGAAGATTTGGTCGCAGAGATATTTTCTCAGAAGACCGGACTTAAGATTTTTCCGGTACGAACAATGTTCAGACATCCTCTGTATCCCTGGATGCTTGCGGATGTGGACTTTTTTATTGAGTTTGCGGACGGAAGCTATGGAATCCTGGAATGTAAGACAACCAACTATAACTGCCAGGAGAAATGGGCTAATAATACAATTCCCGTCAACTATGAATACCAGGTTCGGCATTATATGTCCGTCATGAACATTGATAAAGCCTATATCGCCTGTCTTTATGGGAATAATGAGGAGGAATTTTTTATAAGACTCATTGAAAGAGATCTGGAGATAGAAGAGGATCTTTTGGCGGAGGAAAGGTATTTCTGGGAAGAGAAGGTACTGAAAAGAGAGGAACCTGAGTACGTGGAGAAAGCAGATCTTGTGATAGCAAGTATTAAAAAGCACTTTGGCCCTGCGGATCCGGAAGCATCTAGTGTGGTTCTCTCAAACAGGCGTCTTTCCGAAATCAAAACGTATTTAAACCTCAAGGAAGAGAAAGCAAAGCTGGAAGGCGAGGTAAAGCGACTGGAAGAGAGAATGAAGGAGGCTTATCTCGGTGTTTTGGAAGAATTAGGAGCAAACTGCACAGGGACAATCACGGATGGTACTACGAAATATGTGGTGACTTACAATCCTATCTACCGAACGACCATAGACAAAAGAGGACTGGAGAAATTAATGGTACAGCATCCAGATATCTATGACGATTATGTGCGGACGACGGAGAGCAGGAGATTTGCCGTGAAGGAAAGAAAGGTGGCATAGCGGTATGGAAAACAGAAAGGTTGTATTTATCTGTGCGCCTTACGATGAAAAAGATCCTGCTGCTCATGCAAAGGAGATTGCGCTTGTAGCACATTTTCGAGCTCTTGTAGAAAAAATGTATCACTATAAGACATTTGCTCCTGGAAGTTATATCACCGGGCCTTCAAAAGAGGCGAAGGAGATCAGAGTTGAAATTGAGGATGCCATTTTGAAGAACTGCTATGCCATGTTTGTATGTGGCGATGGAGTGACAGATGGGATGCAGGTACAGATTACAAAGGCAAAGGTACTAAATGTTCCTATTTACCGGGTAGTGGAAGGCAAAAAGGGAGTAATTATTACGATGTATGTAGAACAGGAGAAGAAATATGTGTAAGGAAAGAAAGATACCAGAAATACTTATTTGCTCACCTTGTGATGCGGTAACAGAAGAAGATGCGGAGAAAGAATATGAACTCCGCAAGCACTACAAAAGAGTGTTCCGAAGAGGAGAGTCTAAGTGCTGCACTTTTAACTACATAGCTTATGCGATTAATAATTCAAACAGATCGGATGCGTTCTTCAGGAAGAGCCTACAAAAGTCAATGGCTAAGTCCTGCGATATCGTCATAGTCTGTGGAGATGTGATAACACCGAATATGAAAGAGCAGATTGAAGAAGCAAAACAGTATCATAAGGAAATTTATCGAATGATAGAAAAGGAGGAAGGTGCTTGGATCTCCTGCTATCAAGACGAGGAGGAAGCAGATGAAAAGTAAGTTTGTAAAAACTGTCTATGAGAAGAATGGCTTTTGCATCTATGTATATGTTACGGAAGATGAATCGGTGCCGCAAGCAGCCAGAAGTAATTACTATAAAGGCCCTGGATATGAATTTACAGCTATCGGAAATAATCTTCCAGCAAATAAGCTGGAGGAAGTAGATCTGCATGGTGAGTGGGAGAAAAACAGCCATGGACTGCAGTTCAAGGTAGATTATTATGAGGAGATCCGTCCACAGAGTAAGGAGGGAATCGAAAGCTATCTTGCATCCGGTATGGTAAAGGGAATCGGGCCCAAGACTGCAAAGCTTATAGTTGCAAAGTACGGCACCAGAACATTTGAGATTTTGGATAATTACCCGGACTCTTTGTTGGAAATCAAGGGTATTACCCGTAAGAAGCTAGATAAGATCCTTATGGCTTATAATGACAGTCATGCGGTCAGGGATCTTGCAGCCTATCTTACTCCATTCAAGGTAACACCTAAGAAAATTCGTAAGATTTACGAACATTTCGGAAATGAGGCACTGGATGTCGTAAAGACCCAGCCGTTTACTTTGTGTGAGATCAACGGATTTGGATTCCTTACTGTGGATGAGATTGCCAGGGCGAATCATTGCAGACCAAATGAACCGCTTCGGATCGAAGGCTGCATCGGTTACTGCATGGAACTTGAAATGCAGAACGGTAATCTCTATGCCGATAAGCAGAAATTCCAGAAGCAGGTACATGAACAGTTAAATAGGGGCTATGCTGCTGAAGTTGTTACTGAGGTAGAGGTATATAAGGTTATGTACCAGATGGTGCATAACAAAAAACTTTATTACGAGGACGGTGCCCTATATAGTGCCAAGCTCTATCATTTTGAGACGGAAGCAGCTAAGGATCTGGCTACACTCCTGGTGCAGACATATAAGCCGCCTGCAGGACTGGATGATCTTATCACACAGGCGCAGAAAGATCTGAAGCTGTTATTGTCGGACAAGCAGGTGGAAGCGGTGAAAAAAGCTTTTACGAATCTGGTGAGTATTATCACCGGAGGCCCCGGTACAGGTAAGACTACCGTGCAACGGGTTCTACTTTACATCAGTGAGAAACTGGGGGAAGAAAAAGTATTGCTTACGGCACCTACAGGCAGAGCCAGTAGACGAATGGCAGAAAGCACCGGACGGAATGATGCGGTCACGCTCCATAGTGCGCTTGGTCTTAATAACGACGAGGAATGTGAGTCAGCAGATGAGATGCTTTCCATGGATTTTATTATTGCGGATGAGTTCACAATGGCAGATATGCGTCTATCCTACGAGTTATTTAAACACATCCCCCAGGGAGTACGTGTCGTAATCGTAGGGGATGTAGACCAGTTACCCAGTGTCGGACCCGGCAATGTGTTCCGAGAGCTTGTGCAATGTGGTGTGATTCCGGTTACGATCCTTGACATGGTATTTCGTCAGGGAAAAGATAGCCGGATTGCAGCTAATGCCCATAAGATGCAGATGAATAATGCAAACCTGGATTACGGGGAAGACTTTATCTTTTGTTCTGCGGACAGTGCTGCAGAAGCTGCCGACAAAGTCGTAGAATGTTATAAATCCAATGTGGATACGTATGGTGTTGATAATGTACAGGTACTAACCCCGTTTCGTAAGAAAGGGGAAGCAAGTGTTAATGCCTTAAACGACAGACTCTGGGAAATGGTAAATCCGAAGAGCAGCATTGCAAAGGAATTAAAGGCTGGAAATGCGTTGTACCGGGAAGGAGACCGGATTATCCATAACAAAAATAAAAATGACATCAGCAACGGTGACATCGGGTATATCACGGACATCTACCAGGATGAGGATGGCATGGATCTTATGAGACTGTCTTTTTCTGATGGACGGAACGTAGAGTACAGTGCAGATGATGCGGATCTGATAGAACACGCATATGCTACGACAGTACATAAAAGCCAGGGAAGTGAGTACAAGGTTGTCATCTTACCATGGCTTCCCATGTTTTATCTGATGCTGCGGCGTAACATTCTTTATACGGCAATCACCAGAGCAAAAGAGAAAATAGTTATTGTAGGCAGCAAGAAGGCTCTTTATCAGGCAATCCATAACACGGCGTGTGACAAGCGAAATACCCGTCTTGGAGAGCGGATCGTAAGGGAATATAATGCGCTGCTTACACAGAAAGTTTCAGCATAGGAGGATGACAATGAATAAATATGCGGACGAGTTTTGTGTGACATTTCGGGAACTTGCGAGAATATACTCAGCAGAAAAGGTATGGGAAGATGTGATTTATGCCTGCGCTTTAACGCAATCAATATTTTTACGAAAGCAGAACAAAAAAGGTCGTGAAAAGATTGATAAGATAATGAATCAATATTCCGAAGAAGATCAGTATAAAATTATGAGTTTATATGCGAATATCATGGATGCACTGAATGAGAATCCGGGGCAGGATTTTTTAGGAGAGATGTATCACAGGCTGAATTTGCATAAGAAAGAAAAAGGTCAGTTTTTTACCCCGTATGATGTATGTAAGCTGATGACTTTGTTAAGTTTATCAACTGAGAATCTTGCAAGTGAAATCGCCCAAAAGGGTTTTGTGACGGTAAGCGATCAGGCGTGTGGATCCGGGGCTCTTTTACTCTCTTTTTTTGAAACAGTAAGGGAAATGGGAATTACCGATTACCAGGTGTTGGCTGTGGCACAGGACATTGACAGATCAGCAGCTCTTATGTGTTATCTGCAGCTTTCGGTGTTATTTATCCCGGCAATCGTAATTGTCGGTAATTCCATTACCAACCCTGGGTTAGATCCTAAAAATGAGGTATGGTATACGCCTGCTTACAATGTATATCACTGGCATTATGAGAGTTACCATATAGGAGAAGCGGATCTGAAGATTGCGGAAAACGAGGAAACTGGAGGCAGGGTATAGCATGAGTGAAATAGTAATGCCGGAGCGCATGAAACAAAGAAGAGCAAAGTTATTAAATGCCACGTATGAATATTTCCTGACTCTGCTTGAGATGGATCGGAATGAGGCAGCGTCGAGATTCCCGCTGGATGAAAAGCTGATGTGGGTGCTTTTTGGGTATGCAGACACTATGCTGGAACGTCTGGGATACAACGTATGTTGTCCGGATATCTATGTGAAGGATGGAAAGAAGATACTGTGTAATACGACACATTGCGGATGTAAGACCTGTCATATCAGGGAAGCATTCAAGATGTCAGAGCAACTAAGAGATGTAATAGAAAGCGCAGGATATACCATAGTCAGCGAGGATATCACCGGGATAAAAATACGGAATCCGAAGGATGACGAATGCACCATATCTATTACAGCAAAATTAAATTCATAGAAATGGGAGGGAAGGCGGTATTTATTATATATACCACCTTCCCGATAGAGGAAGGAGCATAGGGAATATGAGTGAACAAAAATATATGTATGAGCAGGAAGCAGCCGTGGCAGCATTACACCGGGTGGAGGGATTTGACCCGAGAAAGTTTATGCGTCTGATACAGAAGGAAGACCAGGTAGCCAGATACTATCTGGATGTAGCCTACCGTAAGCTGTGGTTTCGCCTCTGTTATCCGGAAGGAAAGATTGTGAAAACAATACGTAGTATCACGGAGAAGATGGCGATTGTGGAAGCTAAGGTGTACCTCAACAAGAATGATCCGGATGATTCTTATGTCGCCAATGCGTTTGCGCAAAAGTACCGTTTGGACGATTCGGAGATCGGACAGAAGTACGTGGAACTTGCTGAGACTGCAGCAGTGGGACGGGCATTATCGGATGCTGGTTTCGGACTGCAGTTTGCAGATCGGGAAAAAGATGTAGATCCGGAAGTGACTGAAGCCCCCATCGACGAAGAAGTGATGGCAGGAACACCAATCTGCCCAGAGAACATTCCGGAGGAAATCTTTGACAGCAATGTAGGAGAAACTCTGATGGAAGATATGATTCCCGGACAGTGTGGAATTGAGGATTATATCCCGATGCCGGAAGATATTATGCAGACTGCAATGCCTTCGCAGGATGTAGCAGAAGCTCCCAAGGCTACACCACAGAGCGTGAAGACACCGGCGCAGACACCACAGGAGCAGTTCATGCAAAAAAGCGTGGCTCCGGAGGCTGCGGTGAGTATTACAAGGGATATGCCGGTAGATGAGATCTACGGAAAGCTTACCAGAGACTTAGCTGTAAAGGTGGTAGTTTCTGCAGGATGTTACAAAGGTAAGACTTTGGGGCAGATTGCAGTAGAGAAGCCGGGATCCTTACAGTGGTATGTGGATTCTTATAAGGGACCGGACAATCTGCTTCGTGCTGCTGCAAGGTATCTGATGGATCAGGCACTTGGACCTGCCTGCTAAAGAATAAGTGGCCTCACGGTATATGTGGGGCCATGAGAAAGGAGGGAAGCATCTGTGCAGGATTTCCCTTTTAATATCAGTGATGTGGCAAGTGTAATGAACCTGCGGATCAGACACCGCAATACGGTTAGTCTGGATGTGGACTGTCCTCTTTGTGACGATCACAAAGGGAAGATGAATCTGAACTTTAAAAAGAATGTATTTCGGTGTAACCGGTGCGGTGAGAGCGGAGGAATGTTAAATCTTTATGCGAAAGCGTATGGAGTAGACCTTCAGACCGCCCGAAAAGAAATCATCGAGGCAACCAGTGGAAGTGCATTTAAAAGAGAACAGATTCAGAGAAGAGAAATTGAAAGTACCAGACCGCAGATTACTAATTCTCCAATGGCAAGCGATGCAGAAAAGCATAAGACGTACACCAGACTGTTTGAGATGCTGATCCTTGCAGACTGTCATAAGAACAATCTATTACAGCGTGGATTCACGGAAGAGCAGATTGAAGCAAATGGGTATAAGAGTACCCCAGTATATGGTTATAAAAAACTTACAAAGAGACTTATTGAGGAAGGCTGCACTGTGAAAGGAGTTCCGGGATTTTACAGGGATAAGGACGGAGAATGGACGCTCTACTTTAATAGAAAATCCTCCGGTTTTATGATCCCAATAAAAAATATGGATGGACTGATTACCGGTGTGCAGATTCGATTAGATCATCCCTATGATGGCAGAAAGTATATCTGGCTGTCCAGTGTAAATTTTGAAGGAGGAACAACATCTGGGAGCCCGGTGCATTTTGTAGGGAAACCTGGAGATAAGACGGTATTTGTGACAGAAGGCCCGCTGAAGGGAGATCTGTCCCATGCGTTGTCCGGGAGAACGTTTCTCTGCGTCCCCGGAGTGAATCAGGCATTAAACCTGGTTCCTGTTCTTAAAGAGATGAAGGCGCTTGGAACAAGCTTCGTCTATGAGACCTATAATATGGATAAGTTGTTAAGTCCGGTATGCCATGGGGATTACAGTGAAAACTGTAAGGATTGTCCCTGCTATCGTAAGGACTGGAAGAATCAGTGTATTCCTTGCGAGAGAAAGCAGATCAAGCGGAATAATATAAAACGTGGCTGTAATAAGCTTGCAGAGATCTGTAAGGAACTTGGCTTAGAAGGAAAAACACTTACCTGGGACACGGATGATGACGGCAACTGGTCGGAAAATGTGAAAGGAGTGGATGATTACCTGATTTCCATCAGGAAGCCAAAATTCAGAGAAATTTAATTGCTCTGGTACTATCAACGTGATAAGATAAAATCAGAAAGGGGTTTATAATGACGGAAGAGAAAGACAATAATGTAATGCAGACTCGGGAAGAGGTAAACAGACTGATCGATGGATTAACTCTGTTTGATGATGACCTGATGAGCCGGGTGTTCGATAAAAATATTGCAGCAACAGAGCTGATCCTTCGGATTATTCTTGGGAGAAAAATCAAAGTAATTCGTGTAAATGGTCAGGAAGAGGTACGGAACTCAGAAGTAGGTGGTCGGAATATTACCTTGGATGTATATGCGTTAGATGAGAATGGAGAAGAAATGGACATTGAGGTTCAGGGAAATTCCGAAGGAGCGCATATCAGACGGGCAAGATACCACAGTAGTGTACTGGATTCCAGAATGCTGCAAGAGGGTCAGAGATTTAAGGAATTGAAAGATTCCTATGTAATCTTTATATACCGGCACGATAAGTTCAGAAAAGGTTTACCTGTATACCATATCGACCGATATGTAAGAGAGACAGGTGAAATATTTGAGGATGGTTCTCATATCGTATATGTAAACGGAAACTATAAAGGTGATGACGAAATCGGTCAGCTTATGAACGATTTTCACCAGACAGATCCGGACAATATGCACTATGAGGAACTGGCACAGGGAGTAAAACATTTTAAAGAAGTAGAGGAAGGACGTGATACTATGTGTGAAGCAGTACAGGAATATGCAGAGAAATATGCGTTAAAACAGCGAACTGAAGACGTAAAAAAACTTATGGAAAGTACGGGATTTACCTTAGATCAGGCACTGGATGCTTTGAAAATTCAAGGAGAGCAGCGAGCACTCATTATTGAGCAGTTGAAAAGGTAATGATTGTTCTAAAAGATTATAATAAAAACAAACATCCATTGGCTAAGGATGCTGAGCAGGATGTAAATAAAGCTACAAAATGCAGGGATGTATAGTTGAATACACACCCTGCATTTTGCATTTAGATTGTTTTACAAATAAGAATCTAATAAAAACCTTTATCAAGAATGCCCATCTTCATATCATCTATATTTATATTTAATTCTTGAATATAATTTTTACACCCGTCACTGCACCATCTATATAACAAATTATAAAAATAATCGACTTCAACCGATGGCCATAGTTCTTCTCTTGAATAATGCGATTCTATAGATTTAGTATGGCGAAAATAAAATCTTTCAATGTTAGGATAGATAAGTATATCCTCAATCCCCACCTTTTCTTTATGAATGACAAAGCTAGGGTTATAGGCTTCAATTCTATTATCAAGAAAACTTATAATTTGTAAATTTGCAGGTACATATGACTCAAAAATGAACGATGGGATAACAAATCCAGCTTTTTGTTTAGATATCCGTGACGTATAAAAAAGTGATTCAATATCAACATCTGGATATTTTTCTGCGAAATATGTAGTAATGATTTGCTTAACTCCATTATAGTCAGCAATTATAGGACGAGTACAAGTAATGTTTGTTTCAAAATTATACTTATTATTTAACTCTTTAAATTCGTCATCAGAATATTGATACCGTTCACTGCTATAAAGTAAAGGGATAGGCTTATTATCTTGAACTAAGTAGTTGGCTGATAATGCTAATTCTATTCCGGCATGCTGTAAGGAATTGTTATCATTATTATTAATTATTCTATAAATAACTCCTAAATTATCAGATTCTACAGCGTTTAAGTAATGTGGATATTGGTGTGTTGCGAAAAAGGCAGCAACATTAGGATCAGAGGTGATGTCTAAGCATTCTGAATTAATCCCGTATTGCTGGGCTAGAACATTACCAAGAGACTTACCAAAATTTTCCATTAACTGGTTCATGGTTATTCTTTTAGCTTTATTTCTTTTGCTATCATTAGCAGGGTTGTAATGAATAAAATAATTAAATCTATTGCGTTGTTGAATAATATTTAGACTATTATTGGAGGATTCAAGACGAAAAGATTTAAGCTTATTTCGATAAAATGATGGTAGTAATGTATCATAATCTGTTGTTTGACCTCTATAAACATAACAATCTTTGTGATTTTTTTTCAAATAGTCAGTTAATACATTAATGTTTTCTGCAGGAGCATTCTTATCAAACATATTTTACTACATCTCTTTCATAGGTATTCTATCTATATTTTGATTATAATCCAGACACAATAACTCGTCTATAGCATGATCCAACAGTCAATACTTTTTTATCTAAATTTATCATTTCCTGTTAGATATTACATAGCTGATGCGTATATATATATTAACGAATACGTAAAGGAGAGATGCCATTATGACATATCAGAAAATTACGATCCCCCTGGATCACGGAAACAGAAACATGAAAACTGCGGAAGAAGTATTTACTTCCGGTCTTGTAGAGAGTGATTTAAAACCAGTACTCGGAGAGTATCTGCAGTACAACGGAAAATATTATTCTCTCACCGGGGAGCGTATCCCTTATATGAGGGACAAGACCCTGGATGACAGATTCTTTATTCTTACGTTGTTTGGCATCGGTAAGGAATTGGAAAAACGTACACAGCCACAGAAGGATACCATTTATCAGGTAGAACTTCCGGTGGGACTGCCGCCGAAACATTATGGAGCACTCTACGAAAAGTTTGGGCGGTATTTTGTAAGACCAGGTGTGCAGCGTTTTACCTTTAATAAAAGGGAGTATCTGGTGCAGATCACGAAAGCGGCCGTTTTCCCTCAGGACTATGCTGCAGCAATGACGATCTATCCGCAGATTGCAGCATATAACCGTGTGGTAACCGTGGACATCGGTGGATTCACTTTAGATTATTTGCTGCTTCGGGAGGGCAGACC